GCAATATTTGGTTGGGCAGGAGCTGACGTAGATTCTTTTATTGATTGGGATGCATTAGAAATGCCACTTAAACAATCAGAAAGAGTTCCAAGTCAAATACAACAAAAAGCATTATCTATAATATCTAGAGTTAGAGACAATAGATTAGATAAAGATTACTTACCAAAAAAAGAAACAGGTCAAACATTTGAAGTGTATAAATTTACAGACATAGATATGTCTAAGGGTTCTTGGTTAGTTTTAGCAAGAACAAATCCTTTATTAAAACCAATACCTGCAATATTAAAAAGAAAAGGTTTATTTTTTAAAACAGCAGATGGCAACAGTATAGGTAAACATTTATACGAGGACATAGACCATTGGAATAAATTAAGAAAGGGAGAAACTATACCAGACATACAGAAACAAAGATTGTTGGAAAAAATAAAAGGAAAACCAAATTACAGCTTAGAATGGTATGATGCATTTAATAATGTTGCATCAGCTAAAATAGATTATTTAAGAGCCATGTTATTGAATGGTGAAAAAATAAATAAAGAACCAAGAATAAAAGTATCTACTATTCATGGTGCAAAAGGAGGAGAAGCAACAAATGTTGTATTGTTTTTAAATCAAACGATCAACACAATGAAAGCAGCAAGTAAGTCTATAGTAAAACAAGATGAAGAGTATAGAGTTTGGTATGTTGGCGTGACACGAACCATACAAAATTTATATTTAATAAAATGTAATCACAAACAAAAGGAGTTCATAATATGAGTGCGTACAAAAAACAAATTGGCGGGAGCCACTATCGAGACATGGTCATGCAGCCAAGTGAGTTTATAAACAAGAACAGGTTGCCTTTTGCAGAAGGATCGGCTATAAAATATATATGCAGACATGCAGCGAAAGGAAAAGAACAAGATATCGACAAGGCCATACATTATTTAGAAATGATTAAAGAGAGAGATTATTCAGATATAAAAAAAGAAAAATCTTGGTCTGAAGGTTATAAAGAATGGAAACGTCAACAACAACAGGAATCACAAAATGATATTTAAAGCACAAACAGAATGGGTTAAACCTACAGAATTTCCTGATTTACGTCATGCAGAAGAAATAGCAATTGATTTAGAAACTTATGATCCTGATTTAAAAAAATTAGGCACAGGGTCTGTTATTGGTAGAGGTAAAGTTGTAGGCATAGCTGTGGCCACAGATGGCTATTCAGGGTATTTTCCTTTTGATCATGAAGGTGGTGGTAATCTTGATAGAGATTTAGTTATGAAATGGTTTAAAGATATTTGTGAATCAACATCAGATAAAATATTTCATAATGCAATGTACGATGTTTGTTGGATTAGATCTATGGGTTTTAAAATAAACGGTAGAATTTACGACACAATGATTGCAGCATCATTAGTAAATGAAAATAGATATAGATATGATTTAAATAGTTTAGGTTGGGATTACGTTGGCCAAGGTAAAAATGAAACAGAACTAAACAATGCAGCACAAGAGTGGGGTGTAGATCCTAAAGCAGATATGTGGAAATTACCCGCATTATACGTAGGTAATTACGCAGAAAGGGATGCAGAGTTGACCTATTCTTTGTGGAGAGTCATGCAAAAAGAATTAAGCGACCAGGATCTAGGATCTATATTTAATTTAGAGACAGATTTGTTTCCGTGTTTAGTTGATATGAGATTTAAAGGGGTTCGTGTCGATACCGAATCCGCTCATAAATTAAAGCAACAGTTAAGTACAGAAGAAAAATTATTACTATCAGAAGTAACCAAAGAGACAGGAGTAGAATGTCAAATATGGGCAGCAAGATCGATTGCCAAAGTTTTTGACAAGTTAAAATTACCTTATGAAAGAACTGAGAAAACACAGGCACCATCATTTACTAAAAACTTTCTGTCTAATCATGAACATCCTTTAGTTAAGAAGATAGCAAAAGCCAGAGAAATAAACAAGGCACATACAACATTTATAGACACTATAATAAAATATGAACATAAAGGTAGAATTCATGCAGATATTAATCAAATAAGATCTGATCAAGGTGGTACAGTTACTGGTAGATTTTCATATTCTAATCCTAATTTACAACAGATTCCTGCTCGTAATAAAGACCTCGGTCCACTGATTCGATCCCTTTTTATACCAGAGTCAGGTTGCGAGTGGGGATGTTTTGATTACAGTCAACAAGAACCAAGACTAGTAGTTCATTATGCATCCCTAGACCAAGACACAAGTGTGTTTGGTGTTAAAGAAGCATACGATGATGGAGACGCAGATTTTCATACTATCGTTGCAAAGATGGCAGACATACCTAGGTCTGCAGCAAAAACAATTAATCTTGGATTATTCTATGGCATGGGTAAAGCAAAGCTACAAGCAGAACTTGGTGTAAGTAAAAATAAAGCTGAAGAACTATTTAATATTTATCACAGTAGAGTTCCATTTGTTAAGTCACTAATGAACTCAGTTTCTAATAGAGCACAGCAACGAGGACAGATAAGAACTTTACTTGGAAGACTATGCCGGTTTCATTTATGGGAACCAAATAGTTTTGGTATGCATAAAGCATTACCATTTGATCAAGCTGTCCAGGAACATGGACCAGGCATCAAGCGTGCTTACACATACAAAGCACTAAATAAATTAATACAAGGTTCTGCTGCTGACATGACAAAAAAATCTATGTTAGATTTATATAAAGAAGGCATTGTAGCGCACATACAAATACATGATGAACTAGATGTTTCTGTAGAATCTCCAGAGCAAGCTAAAAAAATTGTTGAGATTATGGAGAATGCTGTTAAGTTGGAAATCCCTAACAAAGTTGATTATGAATCTGGTAAGAATTGGGGAACAATTAATGATTAATTATGGCTTACTTAAATGCAAATATTCCTGTAACATACTCTCAAATAAGGAGAGAATATTTATATGACCTTAAAAAACATCACGGAGAAGTTGAAGATTGTATTATCTTTGGTATCACCTGTATTACAGGTCGTCCAATCTTATTCCATGCGATTATGGAAAATGGTGCAATCTTTTATAGATTGCCAATCTCTGCGTTCATTCAAAGAGGATTTAAACCAGAAGATGTTCCTAGGTATAGATTGGACGAATTGGAGTTATGGAATTCTTTCAGTTATTATCCTGCTGTTACTTCTTGGGATATTTTAGACGGACAATCTGGTAAATACATAGGTAAAGATAAAAAATGGCATGCAGGTGCTTATCTTTTCACAGTTGACTTTGCACACCCAGAGAGTAATATAATAGATACAGATCATTCTGAAATTCCGCACGAACATAAGTGCGCTCACATACTTGCCTTAGATGACGGCAATTATGCGGCTCAGCCAAACAATAGATTAATATGGGATATACCATCTTTTACAGTAAAAGATGAAATTCCTGACTGGAAAGTCCAAACATCCGAATGGAATGTAGAGGACACTCGTAAATGGAAAACGGAAGATACTGACAAGTTCTTCTATGAAATTGAGGAGAAAAAAAATGATTAAATGGATTAAGAATCTGTGGAAAAAATACACAGCATGGTTGTTTAAAAAACATGAATAAAAAATGTAATAATTGTTATCACGAATGTCATTGTAATGAAAATTTACATGCAGACGAATATGGAATTTGCACTTGTAATGAATGTGAGTGTTAATGAACAAAGTAATTTTACTTTTAATATCTGCAATTATTTATCTTGGTATAACAGGAGGAGCAGAAGCTGCTAACAATCAAACAAACGTAAGCGGAAGTAATACATCTATTGAAGGTGGATACACAGGTGGTGCAACAACGTACGAATCTGGGTCTTCTTCTAGTACAACTACAAATAGCACTAGTAATAGTAATATAAGATCAGCACCCCCAACATCTAGTGCACCGTCTTATAATTCTATGACACAAGATGTTTGTGCCGTAGGCGCATCAGCAGGCTTACAAACATTTGGTGTAGGTATATCTGGTGGTAAACATTTTATTGATAAAAATTGTGAAAGATTAAAGTTATCAAGAATACTAAATGATTTTGGTATGAAAGTTGCAGCTGTAGCTATTTTATGCCAAGATGAGAGAGTGTTTGAATCAATGATACAAGCAGGAACACCCTGTCCTATCGACGGTAAGATAGGTAAAGACGCATTAGCATTGTGGAGTAAATACGACCACGAAAGACCAGATTATAAAACATATGTTAAGCGTATGAAGAAAAGAGAAAAAGTAGATAAAGAAAACGAAATTAAAATTGAGAAGTTAAAACCGATTAATGTGGAAAAAAATTAAAAATTTATTTATATTATTTCTTTTTATATGGTTTATGGGTTCTTGTGTTTTCATAAAAGTAAAAGCAGAAAACGATACAGCAACTTCAACAAACATATTACCTAACGCAGGCACAACGTCATCTAGCATGGACAACTTTAATTTAGATGGGGTTAACTCAGGCACAGGTAATCTTAATCATAATTCTACACATAATGGATTTACTATAACGTGTGGTACACAAATAAGTGGTGCCTGTGGTAGGGCATTTAATGGTGAGTTAGAATCAAGCAGAGATATGAAAGTGGCAGCTGACGGTACATTAATTGATGTAACAGGTGTTGAGGGTGGTGTAACATACACTGCAACACAAAATAAATTAGATGGCGGAATACAGCTAAACTCATACTTTTCAGTGCAAAACTGTGAAGATGGTAGCAGTTCTTTTAGTTGCGGTGCATCAAGTGGTGCTAATGATAGTTATAATCTACATGTAAAAATAAAAGATTCAGCAGGTAATACGTTAGCTGAGATGACGACAACAAGATTAAACGATGCAGGTTATTATGGTAATAGCGCAAAATTTCATGACAATTTAGTATGGAATGGTACAGGAGCATCACATTACGAATGGTATTGGGAAGGTCTTGATGGTTCATTAAGCACATCAGAACTTAGAGGGCCTAACTTATTAGGTGCAGAATTGTTATTAGATTTTCCAATAGATGACCACGAACCATTAACATTACAAGAAAGAACAGTTATTAATGAAGCATTAAATACTACAGAACTTACAGAA